CCCTGCGTCATATTTCTAAGATATATTTTATCCATTCCTACCAGTTTTCCAGTAACTTCAATGTTTCCACTCTGTGCTACCTTGAAATTTTCTGTTTTAATAATAATCCCATTCTTACTAATCTTAAAAATTGTATTATTGCTGGCGTCGCACACAGTTATTGTACCATCTTGATTTCTATATGCCCCGCCAATCAGCATACTACCCGCATTAATCCAGTCAGCATTAATTCCGATAGCATTTAATACACTCACTACCGCATTCCCCTGTGAATCAATTCCGGCATTCCACGTCTGTCCACCATCTGTAGATACTGCAAATGCATCTGCTGTCATTTTCCAAATGGTAGAACTTTTCGCTCGCTCCGGCTTGTTATGCATATAATAAATAATACTGCCATCCTCTAACACTTCCTCTGATTTGAATACACCAAAAGATTGTGTCATAAGATTTGTTAATTGCCGGACAGCTAAATCGTATGTGCTTAATTGCCTTTGTGTTTGTTTTCGTGCCTTAACAACAGCTTTTGTCATTTCTGAAAATCTTGTTTGACTGTTCTTGAGTGGCGTTTCTGCATCGCATACAATCTTTTCCGTACCTCCAAGATGGAACTCTCTCGTTGATATAAACGTTTGGTAACTGTTCTGTTTTCGGTCTGTAACATATGCAATATCCCCGGCTTCAATAGCTGGATTTGTAAGACATTCTACCTCAAGTGGTCTGAATCTCATGCCACCTATTCGGCTATAAAGATAACTTGCTACAATCTGTGCCGCTCCCTTTTGGATAAGCACATTTCCAGAAATCTCTACTACATATCCGTCCTTGCCAGCTAACTTCGTTGCCGGCTTATCGGTTTCTGTTTCCTCGAACTCTTCCGTGACTCTGATTCCCGTAATTACTGCATCGTCGGTAGACATTGTAAACGTCTTTGTTGAAAAAATGTGATGGTACGCCTTTTGGTCAACAAATGTTCCGCCGTCCAGTGATGCACCAGAAGAATAATCCTTGAAATTACCACCATCCGCTGTGTCTCCATCCGAATACGGTGTTGTATTTGTTCCAAATGTGCCACCATTCAAGTTGGCATTTTTCTCAAAGACGGACATTTTGTACCAATCAAGTTTCAATCTTCCATACACATCTATTTTTGCCCAGCATCCGGCTAGCTGTGCTACACACGCAACAATATCCCCAAAAGTCAACGCTTCGTCCGTTGGTCTGTTTTGCACAACATAACCTTTGTTTGGTATATCTACTGACAACAACGAAACCCCGCACACAAGACACGCATCTTGCAGTATCTGAAGAAGTGTTGCTGGATATTTTAGTTTGCTCAAACTATATGGCTTATCGAACTTCGTGAAATAGTCCAAACACGAAAGTGAAATTGTTGAACCATCGTAACTCGGTTCATCCACGATAAACACTCCGACTCTGACCTTTTCCAATGTTTTAGATAACTGTAATCCCACATAAGCAACTACGGTAGCATCCGAAAAATCATATTCGCTGAAATCATCGTAGATATTATTAAGCGTAACGGTCAATTTACCTGTAACTGCGGCACCGATTGTAAATGTATTGCCTGCCGACGTTGCATCTTCAATGCTCATGGAATCTTGCCACACATCTTTCCTTGTTAAATTCAAAACTTTCCCGTTCCGTAGCGTAATATCTAAGAACGGAAGAAAATCTCGATTATCATTAAACAGCTCATTTTTAAATTCTGTTGATACATCAAGCAACTTGACCACCTACCTCTCAATAATATCGAAACTGATTTGTGAGTAGATTTTCTTTTTAACAGTCCACATCTTCATTGGTGCTGATCTGTCACCAACGTAAAATTCTCTTGTTTCATCCGTACCGCTCATGGCATCCGGATAAGTGACATTTATGTATTCCGGATTAAATGCCTGCAATATAGCCGCCGCTTCTTCTTTGGTCGGATTATTCCAGCCAAGAGCAATTTTCCTTTTCTGTCCTACTCTATTCTTGTGCATGATCGTGTCCTGTGTTCTGCCGGACGCACTATCTGATACATCCTGCAACCCCCAACTAAAAGAGGACGGCGTTTTTATTGCCGTCCCATTTACCGAAATCATTGCCATATGATTAACCACCTACAATTCTTTTAGGTTTGCGACTATCTATCGTAAATAGCCGGGAAATGTCCATATAATAGAGACATCCCATGATATGATGCCTTAAAACTCTGTTACTACATGGTATCTACTATCGTATTTTGCCTTTCCTTTCTGTGTCATTCTGTATAAGGTTTCACTATCAACCTTAAATACATTTTCAATTACTGGTGCTTGATTCTGCTGTGAACCACCCATGACTGCCATCATGGCTTGCATAACACCGTCTGCAACTCCGGCAGATACCGCTTCTACAATCTGATCGTTGTTGGCAACAGTTGAACGATTACCAATCTTTCCGACCATTTCGTTAATACCATTCTCACGAGCCATAAACAGCTCGCCTGTCTCGGGGAATCCACCGCCAGCATAAAAGGATATATTTGGTGTTCCGTCAAAACCAAACGTTTTCCATAATTTTGACGCAAATCCATCCTTGTCATATTCAATATGGAATTTTCCAATACTAATTGATGGGAATTTAAGTCCTAAGCCATCCCACCAGCGTTTCATTGCAGTCCATTTTTCCCTTAATCCTCCTAATATGTCTGGAAACTCCGCAGATATCTTTTTTAAACTTGGTTTCTTATCGTTCCACCAAGTACGAGCCGTATTCCACTTTTCTCTTAATTTTTCTTTGATGTTCTGATATGTGGTCTTAACCTCGCTTAATGCTCTTTTGGTTTTCCAGTAATCAATGGCTTTATTCCACTTTTCACGGACCTTTTCTTTGATGTTCTGGCATGTGGTCTTAATTTCCTCAAGAGGGTGCTTGCTTTTCCAGTAATCTGTTACACTTGACCACTTCTTTTTTACTTTTTTCTTAAATTCTTCACAAGTTGCTTTTATCTCTTTAAGTGGTTTCTTTTTTTCCCAGAAGTTTACAATTTCATTCCACTTAGTTTCTACTGTGCTTTTGAGTTCCCCAAAGATCTCATCATTCTTTCGCTCCATTTCTTTGGCTTTTTCGTTCCAAGGCTCCCACCAATCATCAATGTCTTGTTTCCATAGTGCCATTGCTTCACTATAGGAGCCATCTTCTATAGAAGAGAGAAATGTATCAAAAAATCCACCGTCTCCAAACCATTTGAAATCCTTATAGTAATCTTTGTCCTTCGGGAAAAGTTTTTCTCCTATTAATTTTCCAAGGTTTTCTCCACCTTCCCATGCAAATGTGATAGCCGCAACTTTTAATGATAGCTTCATTTTTCCTGTCAGTGCATGAGAAGCAAAAAATGCAGTAATCGGAGCACCAACAAGATTAGATATTTTGTTTTCGGAATCAGCTAATTTGAATGTTGCTAATCCAAGACCAAGTC